GTCTATTATCATAGACTTAACGCCTTCAACACAATAAATAGTAACATCGCAAAGATCCTTGTGAGTATCAAAAGAGGCTGCCCCGGCTGGAGCTATGAAACAATGTACAGTTCTTGGATTGTATTCAGTCAAAATTTGTTCTAGATCTTCGATTTTGACTGTAAACTTGTTTTCTACTACTCTAAAAGCTACTTCATATTGATCGATCGGGTGATCTAAACCATTCTCATCGATGATAAATGCTTTAAACCCGAGATTTGAATTTTCTACAGCTTCTAAGATTTGTTCTAATTTTACCATTTCAACACGCATAATTTAATGTATAGTATCATTATACATCTATTTATAAGTGATGTCAACAGATTTGTGCAGTAAAGAAAAATGATAAATAGTAGGTAATCTTAGACGCATACCCCGCATTTTCGCGCGGAGTGGATCATATAAATAAAACAGTTATTGTAACTCACAACAAATGGAGAAAATGAAATGGCTTTCACTTATAAATGGTCTGTTACTAGCCTTAAAGTAAAAGATGAAGTAAACTCAGAAGGTGCTACTCTTCCAAACGCTGTTGTACAAACATATTGGAAAGTAGAAGGTACTGACGCAAACGGAAACACCGGTGAATTCTCTGGTGCAACACCATTCACTGCAGCAAACGTTCCAGCCGGTAGCTTTGTAGCTTTTGCTGAACTTACAGAAGAAACAGTTCTTGGTTGGATTAAGAACGTTGTTAATAACGATCCTTCTTATAAAGAGCACATTGATGGTCAAATCCAGAAGCGCATTGATCAAGAGCTTACTGTAGAAAAGGGTGGTGATGATCTACCTTGGGCAACACCTGCAGTAGAAGATGCTGAAGAAGTTGCAGATCCAGCTCCTGAAGAAACACCTGAAGAATAATTAAAGGAATTCCAAAGTGAATTATACTTGGCAAATTTTAAAGCTTGGTCTCATAGATCAGATTAATCAAGAGGGCGAGCTTCTTCAAGACGCTATTGTTCATGTTCACTGGAAGAAAATAGCGCAAGATGCGGATGGAAATAAATCAAGTTATGTAGGAAAAACAGAACTTTCTGCGGCTAATGTCCCATCTGCATCTTTCATAAATCTGAGCTTAATTGCTAAAGAAGATGTTATAGAGTGGGTTGAAAATACTTTATCTGCAACAGAAAAAACTAATATTAATAATATATTAGCTAAGAAGATAGAGAGAAATAAGATAAGAACTTTTACTCCATCTTGGGGATAAATAGTTCTATAGATTTTTATATTATGGAGTTGTTATGCACGATTTGTACACGGGTGGATTTGCTAATTATGTCCTCAAAAGAGGCGGATCTATTCATCCAATAATTATTCCAAAAAGTGTTCTTGGAAATGAAACGGGGATCATGAATCCCTCTATCTTCTTGCACAAAGGAAAGATTTTAGTTAATGTAAGACACGTTAACTATATTCTCTATCACAGTGAAGGTAAAAAGTTTCCTCACCAGTGGGGACCTTTGGTGTATCTACATCCAGAAACAGACGTAGCTCTTAAGACACATAATGTAATGTGTGAGCTCGACGAAAATCTTAATCTTAAATCGGCTGGTCGTGTTAATATGGTGTTTGATACCACACCTACATGGAACTTTGTAGGCCTCGAAGATGCTCGACTTTTTTCTTGGGAAGATAAACTTTACCTTTGCGGTGTTCGTAGAGATTGCTATGATGATAAAGGTAAAGGCCGTATGGAAATGGCTGAGATTGATTTTGTCGATGGAGAATGGAAAGAGATTTCACGTAATCCTATTCCAGCTCCAGGAGAAGATAAATCTTATTGTGAAAAGAATTGGATGCCAATTTTAGATATGCCATTCCATTTCGTAAAGTGGTGTAACCCTATGCAGGTTGTTCATTATGATATTGAGAATAGAACAACCACAAATGTGTATTTAGACGAAGGTGAGCGCGCGCCATATCCAAAAGATTTCAGAGGTGGTTCTCAAGTTATTCGTATCAACGAAAACCAGCGCATGGCTTTTATACATGAAACAAATCTTTTAAGAGATCCGTTCGGTAGAAAAGACGGAGACTATGCTCATAGAGTATTGATCTGGGATAATGATTGGAATTTAGTTCATGCTTCTAAACCATTCCATTTCCTTGGAACATACTATGATCATGTAACAAATACAGATTACAATATTGAATTCGTTACGGGGATGGCTATTCTTGGAAATGATATTCTTATTTCTTTTGGCTGGCAAGATAACGCTTCTTTTATTCTTCGTGTGCCACAAAATGTATTCATTGATTTTCTATCTAGAGGATAAAGTATGATTTTTAAAAATATGAAATTGTTGAATGATGTCGTTTTAGATTATTCTAATCCTCAAAAACTATACGACTTAGCTTGTGAATATGATAGATTGGAACAAGGGGCGGCTGCATTTGGTTTCTATCTTAGAGCAGCTGATATGGCTGACGAAGAAAATGATTATGAAAGATGGATACAATACAAGTGCATGATTCTCAGTTCTTTTATTTACGATAGGAACAGAGGAAGAGATCAAACAGTTATTGGGCTTTTGAAAATCGCTATTGAAACCATGCCAAAAAGACCTGAAGCTTATTACTATCTTTCTAAGTTTTTACAATATAAAAACGAATGGCGTGATAGCATGGTATATGCTAAAATGGGGATTGAGAATACTTCATATAATGAAATTGATGAAGACTTAAATTTTCCAGGGATGGAAGCTTTAAAGCTGGTTTATGCTCGAGCTAAATGGAAAACAGATGGAAGAGACAAATCTAAAAACTTAGCTTTTGATTTGAAGTATAAACATATACTTACTCCAGAAATTGATGCTGAAGTTACAGAATTACTTGGACAGCATGGATACCCAAGCACTCTTCCTTATACAGAAGATCTTTTAGATAGATTGAAGTTTAAGTTTAGATGGAGAGATCATATACAAAATAACTATTCTCGTCACTTCCAAGATATTTTTGTTCTTTCTGTTTTGGACGGTAAAGAAAATGGAACTTTTGTTGAGATCGGATCTGGACATCCAACACTTTTCAATAATACAAAGCTTCTAGAAGATAATTATAATTGGAAAGGAATTTCTATTGACAACTCAGAAAGAATGTCTCACATTTTTTCTCGTGAAAGAAATACATCTATGATTTTAGCAGATGCTTCTCAAATAGATTATAAAACATTATTTAAACAAAACTGTGTTGAAGATCACATAGATTTTTTAAGAATAAACGCAGACCAAGCTTCTTTACAAGCGTTAAAAAATATTCCTTTCAGCAACTATGAGTTTTCTGTAATTCAATTCCAACACAACGCTTGCTGGTGGGGAGGAGGATTTAGAGAACACTCAAGAAATATTTTACAAAAAATTGGATATGTTTTATTGGTCCCTGATGTTGCTGTAAACGAAAAAGATAATTACGAAGACTGGTGGGTTCACCCAGCTATAGCTAAAACACATAAATATATGCAAGGCAAAGATGGAATTAATTTCGCTTGGAGTTATATGATGAAGGAGTTAGTATGAAAGCAGTTATTGTAACCGGAGGATTTGATCCACTTCACTCAGGTCATATTGCTTACTTTAAAGCAGCCAAAGAGCTTGGATCTATTTTGTTTGTTGGTGTAAATAGTGATGAATGGTTGACTCGTAAAAAAGGTCGACCTTTTATGCCAGCTGAAGAGCGTATGTCAATTATCAAAGAAATTGGCTGTGTTGGTCATGTGTTTTCTTTTGATGACTCTGATGATACAGCAATTAAAGCTATTGAATACGTAAAAAATTATGTACCAAATAATACACCAATTGTTTTTGCAAACGGTGGAGACCGTACAAAAGATAACATTCCTGAAATGGTGTTTGATGATGTTGAATTTGTTTTTGGTGTTGGTGGAGAAGATAAGAAGAATTCTTCATCGTGGATCTTATCTAACTGGGACAAGCCAACTACAAAAAGAAACTGGGGAACTTATCGAGATCTAGATCAGAACGGGCATTGGAAAGTAAAAGAACTTTCTATTGATATTGGACAAGCTCTTTCAGATCAAAGACACTTTAAAAGATCAGAGCATTGGCATATTGTTGATGGAGATCTTGAAATGAACCTTGAATTTGGAAACGGTTACAAGACTTCTAAGGTCTATAAAACTGGTGAGAGCATTGATATTCCAAGACTTGCTTGGCATAAAGCAATCAACGTTGGCAACACACCGGTTAAAGTAATTGAAGTGTGGATGGGTATAGAATTATCTGAAGATGATATTGAAAGAAGAACTTAAACATATAAATATATTTTGTTAGAGATAAATCTATTATAACCACTAGAAAAATAATGTCAACTGTTTTTTAAGCAGTAACATGTAAAAGGAGAAAAACATGGCTTTTCAACTATCTGTAGATGCAAGAAATGCTAGCCTTGATGCATTAGAAACTGCTGTAGGTACATCACCAGTTCTTACTATTGTTTCAGGCGCGCTACCAGTAAACTGCGCATCAGCAAATACAGGTACTGTCCTTGCTACTATGACTCTTCCATCTGACTGGTTAGCAGCAGCTTCAAGCGGTTCAAAAACTCTATCTGGAACTTGGCAAGATCTTTCAGCCGATGCGTCTGGTACCGCAGGACACTTCAGAGTTCACAACTCGGGTGGTACTGTTTGCCATATGCAAGGTAACATAACAGCCACTGGTGGTGGCGGAGATATGCAGCTAGATAATACCAATATCGCATCCGGCCAACAAATTACAATCACTTCGTTTACTATTACAGCAGGCGGCGCATAACTCAAGAGGATTAACACCTCATGTCTGCGAATGGTGTATTTTTAAGTACTTATGATTACGATTTTATCGGCGGTGGTAACGTTGTTATCGCCGCCAATACTTATGTTATAACGTCGTATAACTTAAATTCTCTGGGAGAAGTTATCACTACAGATCAACCAGACGGTGGATTTTCAGGAACTTTAGATTACAATTTATCATCTTCTGGCGTAATTTTAATTAAAGGCCAAAGCGCTGTTTCGGTAGATGTAACTCTTAACTCTATACTTCAAGCTATAACAGTTGATACTCCAGATGGCGTAGTAAACCAAACTATACCTTTTAGTATATCTAGTACAGGCAAAGTATATTTAACTGGTATTGGCGAAAATACTTTAGAATTTAATTTAGATTTTAGAGCTGAGATGCCTTTGTTTGGCTCTGCTAATGTTTCTTTACCTGGTCCCACATTATCTTCCACGGGCGGCCTAAAACCTGTCATAGGCGAAGCTTCTCTATTGTTAGACTTTTTTGCGGGCGGCTCTGCTGAAGTCAAACCTATTATTTTTGGTACTTCGTTACAAAACTCTATTAATTATGAATTCCAATCAACCGCTGCAGTTCTTAACAGAGCTATTATAAAAGATTATGAACTTTCTTTTAATCTTGATGCTATTTTAGTACAAGCTACTTTTGGAACGGCTACTGGATCTTATGGATTTACTTTTAATTCAAGAGGGATAAACCTATCAACCCATTCTTACGATTTGTTAGGTAAGAATGATGTTATTTTCAAAGAAGACTATATTAATGGAGTCGTGATTATGAACGAATTCAATTCAGTTAATATACGAGATGAAGGCAAAACCCTCGTAGAAATAGTCTAAAAGACGCCACTGACTCTTTTTAATAAATAAAAGTAAAATGTCGGAGAAACAAATGGCGGCTACTTTTTACATAAAACAAAATGATACTGCACCTTCTATTAGAGCAATTTTAACTGATTCAAATGGTAGAGCTAAATCTCTAACCAGCGCTCAATCAGTTACTTTTAATATGTCAACAGATGCAGGGACAAATGTAGTGTCGGGAGGTACATGTACTATTCTTGATGCAGCGAAGGCTATTGTTCTTTATGACTGGCAAGCAGGAGATACTGCTACTGCTGGTTCTTTTAATGCTGAGTTTGAAGTAGTATACACGAACGGCCAAAGAGAAACATTTCCCAACTCAAATTATATTAAAGTTTTTATCAAAGAAGAGTTGGCTTAAGGGGATAGCATATGGCACAGCCAGCATCAAGAGAAGAATTTAAAGACTATATCCTTAGAAAAATAGGTGCTCCTGTTATTCAGATCAACGTGTCTGATGAACAAGTAGAAGATCGCGTTGATGAGGCTATTTCTTTTTGGAGAGACTATCATTATAATGGTAGCCAATTAATTTACCTAAAGCATGTGTTAACCGAAGAAGATGTTGAGCGTGGATACGTTAAACTGCCAGAGAGATTACTTGGTATCTCAAAGATTTTTGATATTGATACTTCTATTTCAACTGGTACTGGTATTTTCAATGTTCAATATCAATTCGTTTTAAACAATCTTACAGACATTACTGGATATAGCATTCAAAACTACTGGATGACAATGTCTCATCTAGAGTTTTTACAAGAATGGCTTGTAGGTCGTCCTCTGATCCGTTACAATAAGCATGTTAACAAACTTTATATCGACGCTGGTAAAGCTTCTCTGAGAGCTGGATCATATATCATTATTGAGGCTTACGATATTATTGATCCAGATGAGTATTCAGATGTTTGGGCTGATCGTTGGTTACAGAATTATGCTTCAGTTCTAGTGCGCGAGCAATGGGGTCTCAACCTTACTAAGTTTTCTAATATGCAACTTGTTGGCGGTGTTTCATTTAATGGCGAGCAAATTTTAGCTGATGCTCGTCAAGAAAGACAGACTATGGAAGAGGACGCTATTAGAAGTCTTCAACCACTTACATACAACTTTATTGGATAAGTTATGGCAACTAATGTTTTCTTTAGAAACTATGATAACATATATGAGCAAAATTTAATTGACGATTTAGTTATCGAGTCAATTCAAATTTATGGTGTAGATTTAATATATGTTAATAGAACTCGCCAAGGCGAAGACAATATTCTAAACGAAGACGATATGCCACTATATGAAAATTACTACGAATTTGAAGCTTACGTTAAGAACGTAGATGGCTTTGAAGGAGAAGGTGATTTCCTCAGTAAATTCGGCTTGCAAATTAGAGACCAAGTTACACTTACTGTTGCTATTAGAACCTTTGAAAGGTTTGTTACTCGCGAAGACCAAACTAAAATCAGACCTCTTGAAGGTGATATTATTTGGTTACCTCTTAATAAAAAGATGTATGAAATTAAATTCGTCGAACAGGAAAGCGTGTTCTATCAGTCTGGTGCTCTTCAAGTTTACGACATGCGTTGTGAATTACTCGAATATTCTAATCAGAGGTTCGATACTGGACGCCCAGAAATTGATCAATACTTCGATGAAATGACTACTGTTATGACAGCAAATTCTGGTGTTAATACTCTCACTAAACTTGCTAATACAGATCCAATAGCCGACAACATATACTTTGAACAAGAAGCTGATGGTATTATTGATTTCTCTGAAATTGATCCATTTAGCGAAAGCATTAGCATACAGGATTAATAAATGGCTATAGCAAATTATTTTTATAACCAAACTACAAGAAAGTACGTAGCTCTTTTTGGTACTCTGTTTAATCAGATCACTATAGAGAGAAGTTCTAATGATGGTTCTGTGACTCAAAAAATGATTGTGCCTTTGTCCTACGCACCTTTTCAAAAGATTTTAGCACGTGTTATTCAAGATCCAGATCTACTGAATAGCAGAACACAAGCTGTTACATTGCCTAGAATGTCTTTTGAAATTACTAATATGCTTTACGATGGCTCGCGTAAATTGGCTTCTACAAGAAGAGTCGTCAAAACGGCTAAACCAGAAGAAGATAGATCTAAAAACTTTGTTTGGAACCCGGTTCCTTATAACATAGATTTTTCTTTGTATATTATGACTAAGTATGCAGAAGATGCTTCTAAAATTTTAGAGCAAATAGTTCCGTTCTTTACTCCAGACTGGACAGTTACTGCTCGTATGATAGATGATATTGACCCAGTTGATATTCCAATTGTATTAAACAATGTTATAACTGAAGAAATATACGAAGGTGATTTTGTTGAGAGACAAACTGTTCTTTACACTTTAAACTTTACTCTTAAAGGTTGGTATTTTGGACCAGAGAAGACTAAGAAAGTTATCAAGTTTATTGATGTTAGATATGCTACGACAACAAGCGCTAATGCTGCTTTTGAAGAAACAACAGAAACATTCCCTGTAGATCTATCAAATACTGTTATTGGCTGGGCTGATATAGAAGAAGATGATAACTGGGTTGCGAATACAGTGTATGTAAATACGAACGGAGCACCGGAAGAATTTGAGTTTGACATTATAACAAGTAACACAGATCTTCAAACTTCAAATAACGCTAACATCGATCTTTCTAGCGGCTACGCAGTAGATGATTTAAATACATAAATAGATAAAACACAACTATAGGAACATACTAGATGGTACAAATTCTACAACTTAGAAGAAACACTACGACAGAGTTATTGTCTGAGCGTGGATCTATTGGTGAAATTATCATCGACACTAGCAAAAACACAGCAGTTGTTATGGATGGAACCACTAGTGGCGGTCATCCTATGGCTAAAGAATCAGATATTCCTACCAAAGTTTCTGACTTAATTAATGATACAGGTTTTATTACTTCGGCTGCAGTATTTAGTGGAAACTATAATGACTTAACAAATAAACCTACTTTGTTTAGTGGAGCATATGCAGATTTAACCGGTAAGCCTACTTTGTTTAGTGGAGCATATGCAGATTTAACCGGTAAGCCTACTTTGTTTAGTGGCGCTTATGGTGATCTTACAGACAAGCCAACACTGTTTAGTGGATCATATACTGACTTAACCGACAAACCAACTCTTTTTGATGGTCAATATTCTTCTCTATCTGGAACACCTTCTACATTTACTCCGGCTGCTCATACACAAGATTTTAGTACTATTACAAATACTCCAACTACTATTGCTGGGTATGGTATCACAGATAACTTGTTTACACAAGGTGATTCTGTAGTAAACATAGGTAATACGCATTCTATTTCTGCAGTTAGTGATATAATTATGGGATTAGGCCCAAACAATCTTACAATAGATTTCGGAACTGCTCTACAAAATCATGCTAATATAGAAAATGTAAATATTATTAGACTAAAACCAACTACTGAATTAAGAGTTATACTTGGTGATAATAGCGAATGGGTTTTTGGCCCTGGTGGTGGATTAGATTTTCCTGATTTCTCTACTCAAACAACTGCATATCCTGGCCAATCAAGCCTTACAAGTATTCCATATGTTGATGGAACTGGTGGAGCGTGGTCAAACACTGCTCCAACTACTGTAAGCGCTGCTATAGATAGACTCGCAGCGGCGGTATCATTGTTGCTGGGTGGTACTATAGATTAATTTTAGGAATAAAATATGAATGATGATAAAATTGCGTCTGCCCTTGGTTTAAGACCTCTTGATGAAATAAGAGAAGAAGAAAAATCACTACCTGTAGAAGTTGAAGAAGCTCCTGCTCCAGTTGTAATTTCTGAAGAAGATGATGAAAATATTCAAGACTTAGAGACTGCTCGTCAGAATATTCAAGGTATTATAGCAACTGGTGAAGACGCTCTTCAAGAAATGTTGACAATTGCAAAGCAAGCCGAATCAGCTCGAGCCTTTGAAGTAGTTTCAACTCTTATGAAAACAATGCTTGATGCTAACAAAGATTTTGTTGATATTTCGACTAAAAAGAAATTTGCTAAAGAAGAAATATCTGCACCAAAACAAGACGTTAACGTTACGAACAACAACTTGATTATTTCAACTGCAGATCTTTTGAAAATGATTAAAGGCGACAATGGCTGACGGATACCTAGGCAACCCTCATCTCAAAAAAATAGATGAAAGAATTGAGTGGACTCCAGAACTTCTTAAGGAGTACATGAAGTGTGCTGAAGATCCAGAATATTTTGCAAAGACTTACATTAAAATCGTCCATGTTGATAAAGGGTTAATTCCTTTTGATATGTATGATTATCAAAAAGAAATCGCTCATAAGATCTTCAATAATCGTCGTGTTGCGGTTCTTACTGCTCGTCAGTCTGGTAAAACTACAACAGCTGTTGCTGTTATTCTTCACTACATATTGTTTAATGAATTTAAAACAGTAGCCATTCTTGCGAATAAGGGAGACGCTGCTAGAGAGGTACTGGCTCGTATTAAGTTAGCATATGAAGCTTTACCTAAGTGGTTACAGCAAGGCATCGAGGAGTGGAACAAGGGCAACATAGCATTAGAAAATGGTTGCGCTGTTCTTGCTGGTACAACAACATCATCAGCAATTCGTGGTAAATCTGTTAACTTCCTGTATCTTGACGAGGTGGCCTTCATCGAAGGATACGATGATTTCTTC